TGACTGTAACGCTACCAACAGCAGCTGAACCTGCCACTCCTGTTAGAGAGACTTGATTGTCAATTTCGTTTACCACAACTGTGCCAACGGCACCTACTGCCACCAAATTATTTGGAGGAGTAATTCCCTCTATTTCTTTAAATCCAACAGGATTATATCCAGTTTGGATTGCTCTTTCAGAATCTAAATTCTGCTCTGGTCTAGGATTTCTTAAAGCTTGAGGATCTGGAAAAGCCTTGGGTGGAAATAACTGTGGGTGTTTTGGTTCAAACTCATCTGGACCAACTAATGAACCAGTCCATTCAAGACGCATTTCTCGTAAACGATAACGCCGTCCTGATCGATCTGATATACCATAAGCTTTTTTTCCAGAAGCAAACGCCATTAAACTCTCAAGTATTGAATATTAGGTTGTAACTTCAAAGGAGTGCGTCCTTCATCTTCATCTGCGGCTCGTTGAAACTCTTCTTCATACACTACTTTTAGAAGCTGTGCACGTTCAGGAGCACGTTTCATTGAAAGGTAATACGCTAACCCCGCCACCATACAAGGATAAAAACGAAATGGCATATCGGTAGTATTGACAAGAGCATCTGCGTCTTGGATTCTACGGACAAAATAATAAATTAATTGATCGGTAGAGTTTTCTGGGACAGACCAAAGATTTATTACAGGATCTATTTGCCTGTCAAAATAATACTGACTAGGACGACCTTGTGTCGTTTTATTGGGTATCGTCAAGTATTCACCACGACTTATCCTCTGTATTGTAAAATCCGTGTTATCTCTACGGAGAACAACTTCTAAAACATCAACGACATCTGAAGTTAAAGTTTGTTGGGCTTGGCCTGCCGTCAAGGTGATTGTGCCTTGATTTACAGTCCAGAGATTTAATCCTCTATTAGCCCAATCTGCAAACATCAGGTTCAAAGATCTACGTGCTGTCTTAGCATCATAGCCAGTGCGAACCTCTAGTCCGCATCTCTCGTATGCTTCTTCAATTACCTCCCCGACATCGAGGTTAAAGTCTCTTGATCCTGATGTTGTCATGGCATCAACTCATATGTGGTTTCTGGTTTGTCTTAACTACGACTGCGCCACCGTTTTTAAATCCTGTGACTTTGCCGCCTTTTTTCAACTCTACTCCACGACCTTTTAAAATATCTTTTTGGGTGACCTTACCGTCTCCCGTTAAGTCTGGAAAAGATTTTTTAGCCATCGTTATCCTCCTGATTATAAAGATTATCAAAAACTCTATTCACATCTAGTGTATAGTCTAAATCACTTTTTGAATAGTGTATATGTTGTGAAGGTCTAAAGTCTGGTGCACCCTCACCTACCGCAAACCAAGCAGGATGTGTCACCCTCACTCGATTGTTTGGTAACGCCACTATGTTTCCTGTCCATTCTCCTGCGTTCAACAATTGCATCACATGGCTTTGTTTATGTTGTGCCGGATCATCTGCAATCTCACTGTTGGTATAGTCTACAGTAAACAGATACTTGGCAGGAAACATCTCGCCGTTTATTTTGGCTAACCATGGACACGGTGTAGCTCTTTCTAAGACGTAAACGGAATGGTAATGAGAAGCACAATCCCAAGGCTGTGCATCATGTGTTGCCATAGGTTCAGGCCACTCTTCGAGCGGGATGTCTGCAACCAATGCCGTGATAGGCATTCTTGCCCACATTGCACCACCGTGAACGGTATCCTCTTCTTCACCCTCCGCCTCGCAACCAGTAAAGATTACTTGAAAACTAAGGGATCTATTAGGAATAGTTGTTACAGCAACAACCATAGCATGAAGAAACTCACCGTGATATTGTTCATGATTATGTGTGTATTCACGACGAACCCAAGCCTTAAAATAAGGAATATTACTTTGTAGATATGGCATTCTAGTTAGAAGATTCCTTTAAATCCAGAGCCACCAACTCTACCACCTTTAACCATACCCTTAGGCTTAACCTTGCCACCATTCTTCATACCCTTAGGCTTAACCTTGCCACCATTCTTCATCCCTTTGGGCTTGACCTTGCCACCGTTCTTCATTCCCTTGGGCTTGACCTTGCCACCGTTTTTCATCCCTTTGGGTTTTATTTTGCCGCCATTACGGTAGCCCTTTTTCTTCTTCATAGCCATGTGAGTTCTCCTTTCAAAACTGTCTAACTGCACCTTTGGTTCTCTTACGACGATTAGGCATGATCGCCCCACAACCTCTAGCCACTGCTGTACCTTTTTGTGACTTACCTCTAAAAGGTCTTTTTGGCTTAGTTGTCTTTATTTCACCTCCATTTTTAAGGTTTTTGACCTCTGCTGCTTTCGTGTTTTTAACAACAGTTCTACCTTTTTTACCTTCTCGTTTTTTCTTTTGAGCAGTTTTCTTTCGCTCTGCTTTGGAAAGGCTTTCTGCTTTTGCTCTTGGTAAACATCTGTCAGGATTCTTTTTATTCTTAGACGTACCACACTTGCCTTTTATGCTACCATCTGAGCCAATTCTAACCCAATCTTGTTTTAACCATTTTTTTAATTCACCCATTGGAGTTACCGCGCTGTTTTCTAATCGCTTCTTTACCTTTTTTAGCAATTTGAGCTTGTTTTGGTTTTCCTGCTACCTTTGCTCTTTGTTCTAAAACTGTCAATATTTGTATCTTTCTGGCAAAAGGCTTCTTTATTTTTTTTACTTTTGCAACTGTGTCTCTAGCATCTTTTTCTGTTGCGTATTTTATAGAGACAGTGTCTTTAGGATTCTCATCCGTGTAAAGCCTACGACCGCTTTTTTTAGGCTTTTTACCAGTTCCTTTTTTAGGATCAGCCATTACCTACCTTTACGTTTGCCGCCCTTCGCTTTTTTAGCATAGTTCGGATCTTTACAGTATTTAGATGCAGCAAGATTTGCATACGCTGAAGGATATGTATCAAAGGTTCTTTTCGCCCAAGCTTTACCCTCTGGACATATCTTACTACCTTTAGATTTAGCAGAAACTTTTCCGCCTTTTTTATAGTAAGTTAAACCTTTCGGAGTGCCTTTACTCTTTTGAGGCGGCTTTGAAATTTGCTGTCGCATCTGTGCCCTGGACATTGCCATAACGTATCTCCATTTGCGTTTTCATAAAATCAATTTGTGAGGCCATAACCTCTGTTCGTTTATCTACAGCGATTAGAGTCTTTGTGACCCAATCAGCCCAACTATAACCAACACCCCCAACACCAAGGATAAAAGCTGTTACAAGAGTTACCGTCACTTGTCTATTCAACATCTCCACCTTTTTCTTGCTTGTCTTAAACGAGAATTTGGATCTTTAGCTGCCTTTGGAAACTTTTTCATTTGACCCGCAGATCGAGCACAAAAAGATTTACGACGTGCTTTTTCTGACTTAGTCAGACCCTTTTTCTTAGTCACCGCAGTTTTTAGTTTAGAGCCGGGGTTTTTACGACGGTATGCTTTCACACCCGCCTCAGTCATTCCCGCCCCTTTTTTTGTGGGGCGGAAATTTTTCTTGTTTCTCTTTGGCATCTTATCGCGTTTACGCTCTGCCATTGTATTACCCAAAGAATCCAGTGATTGAATCAATATTAGTGAGTGTCACATGACACTCATCATCAAAAATCATACCATGATCTGGAATAGTAATCTGGTTATCATCACTCGTGTGAAACACCATAGACAATAACGTTGCTCCACCACTACCGTTTTTGAACACAACAGCAGGAGAACCGCTACCCGCAGTCTTTACGTAGAATGCTTTTAGTCTAGTTCGACCACCCTGTAATGTACCAGTCGCCGTAGCTGTCTTTGCAGAAATAGAAGCAGCCATAGTGCCCTCCTATTAGCCAAGGTTATTATTTTGAGCATACAAAATAGTAATACGAATCTCACCGGCAGAGGTTGCGGCAGAGTTAGTAACAGTCAAACGAATGTCTGCTGTTCCTGTGTCTTCCCACGCTAATGCACCACCAGATTCGGTAGTTGGATATTTGCGTCCTGCGGTAGTTCCAATTCCAAATGTATTTACAAGAGTTGCTGCACCACCAACGGTGTCTCCAACGCTTATATTTGTAGCTCCACTTGCTGCTGTTATAACGTCAAGCACACAATCGATAATCTGAGAGTTTGCAGGAATAACAACATCTGTAACTTGTGCAGCTAATGCACCACCAGATAGATCTGCTGCAAATGTCTGAGACATTACTACTTGACCAGTGTTTTTGATATTTGAACCAAGGGTTGTACCCGTAGTTTCTTTGATGGTTCCTGCTTTAATAGGACCAGAAAAAGTTGTCGTACCCATGTCGATCTCCTGTCTTGGGTTAGTCAGTCGCCCCATGCGACT